TTTTCTGACAAGGTTGTGCTCTTCTTGGAAAGACATAGAAATAGTTGTTTGAGTAAACTTACCATCATGGTGAAATGATGTAGTCTCTCCATTGTATGTCGTGTTCATTCCTGTCAGGTAGCAGGGTTTTAGAAGAGGCTTGATCTTTCTTCCTTGATACAGCATCTGGATCTCAAAGATAGTCGGAAACTTAAATGCACCAAAGAGGTTATCACCCACAGTTTCAGGATACATGTGCTTTCTAAAAAACTTTACAATTCCTTCAATCTGCTCAGCTTCTGCAGGAGAAGTTGGAAACAGGTTGAAGTTATACTGAAAGGTTCTTAGGTTTACGTTTCTAAACATTGAGAACGTGTGGCTCCTGGCAACTTGGTTAGATCCTACAATGGCACCGTACTGAGTTCCAGTTAAAGCACCAGCGAATCTCAGAGCCTGTCCTACCGCAACGTCAACTGCATCACCTCGTCCTTGCGAAAGAGATTCAGATGCTGCTCCTTTTATCTCATTTATAAGAGCCGAAGTTCTTCCGCCAAATCCTTCTGCACCGGTCAGTGCGTTTGCAGCTCGCCTTGCTGCCTCATTCTGTCTATTTAGAACTGCACCTTCATAGTCCATCCCATCAGAAAATGACAATCCAGGAGGAAGAGCCAACTCGACTGTGCCCTGAGGATGTCTTTTTACTTTAGGAGTAGAAGTAGGAGACTGTGGAAATCCTAATGCATCTGGTCCTGGTCTAGATGTAGTTGCGCTGGTAGTTCTACGAAGAGCAGTGAACGTAATCTGTCCAGCATATTTTTCTGATGCCATTCCATCGTTATCTTCATAGGGATAACGGTAAAAACGCTCTGATCTTCTGAGTGAAGGCATGTGCTGTTCCTGAATAAATATATAGAATTTAAATTATTTATATGGATTCTATGAAAACTTACAAGGGTAGATACAAGGTAAAGAAACCAGAGAAGTATTCAGGTGATCATACTCAGGTTATTTATCGATCTTATTGGGAAAAGTTTGCATTTATGTGGTGTGAGAATCAGAGTCAAATTAAATCATGGTGCTCTGAAGAAACTGTTATCCCGTACATCAGTGCTGTAGATAACAGGGCCCATAGATACTTTGTGGACTTGAAGATCAAGACTAAGGAAGGTAAAACCATCTTAGTTGAGATCAAACCGAAGAAGCAGACCAAGCCTCCGGCTGGTAAGAGGAAGACTAAGAGATTCATCAGTGAGTCATTAGAGTATGTTCGTAATCAGTGCAAGTGGAAAGCGGCCAAGGAATACTGTCTAGACCGTGGCTGGGAATTTCAAATCTGGACAGAAGATACACTAAGACAAATGGGAATGAAGGTATAGATGGCAAGCTTATTCGATAAGATAGAACTCGAAGCGTTTCGTGCCGGCATCACACCGCGATCAAAAGAGTCGATGGCTTGGTTCCGTAAGAAAGCGCAGCAGCTCAAGCCTAATAGAGCTCAGCTTTTAAGAGATGAATCGCTGACTTTAAAAAACAGGCCTAGAGTCGGTGACATGTTCATGTACTTCTACGACCCAAAGACTAAAGACACGCTTCCATATTACGATAGGTTTCCACTAACTATCATGATTGAGCCTGCTCCCAAGGGATTCTATGGCCTTAATCTACACTACTTGCCTCTAGATCTACGTGCCAGGTTGCTAGATTCCTTGCTCGATACTATAAATAATAGACGATATGATGATACGACTCGCTTTAGAATCTCCTATCAGATGCTCAAAGGAGCATCGAAGCTTAAGGCATTTGAACCATGCTTTAAGAGATACCTCACATCTCATGTGAGATCTAGATTTGCTAAAGTCGATGCGCCGGAGTGGGAGATCGCTACGTTCTTACCTACGGCTGATTTTGAGAAAGCAAGTAGATCTACAGTCTACAGGGATTCTAAAAGAAAGATGAGAGCTTAATGGCTAGTATCGAAGAACTTAAATCAAACATTAAATCTGGCTTTGCTAAAGCCGATCGGTTTGAAGTGCAGCTGCCTCCGCTAAATACTATTCCTAGAATAAGTACCAGCGCTATCATTGATTACATTACAGGTCAGCAGAACATTAACTTTGATGTTGGTGGAGTTCTAGATCAGCTCGGTAATCTAGTTCCAGAAGCTGCAACCGGATTTATTGATACAGCTCTGCAAAGAGCAGGAATTGAAAGAGTCAACTTTCCTGAGATTGGCCTTCTTAACTTGCCAGGAGGAGTTAGAGTAGATCTAAACGAGTCCAGAAGAGTATCCATGTTCTGCACATCAGTCAACATGCCGGGAAGGCAGATGACTACAGCATCTAGAACTATCGGAATGGTGACTCAGCAGATGCCATACGGGTTTGTGAATGATGAGGTTCAGATGGTGTTTAGACTGGACAATGATTATACTGCGTACAGGTACTTCTGGGAATGGCAGACTAGAATCCTCAATCCCAAGAACTTTGAAATGGGATACAAGAAGGAATACGCTAGGGACGTCACTATATCTCAGTTGAATGAAAGTGACAACCGTACAGCATATAAAGTAAAACTCAGAGATGCTTTTCCTAGAACAGTAAGTGCCATTCAGTTGGCAGATGGAAATGCAAACACAATCACTGAGCTCACTATCGATTTTTCCTACACATACTTCGAGCCTCAGAGTCCTCAAGTACCTGACCTTCAAACTATTAAAGAAGGCTCTAGAGAATTTCAAAATACAAGACAGAGGCTGATTAATCAGACACAAAACTTTACTTAATGGAGTAAATTATGTTACCTAAGTTTAATGATTCTATGAACTATAGTATGGTCATTCCTTCCTCAGGAAAAGAGGTAAAGTTCAGACCTTATCTTGTCAAAGAAGAAAAGATCATGATGATGGCAATGGAATCAAATGATGCTAAGATGATTCTTGATACTATTGCAAACACTGTAGAGAGCTGCCTTGTTGATTTTACCAGCAGTGTCAAGTCTTTAACTACATTTGATATTGAGTATATGTTTCTACAGATCAGGTCAAAGTCTGTCGGAGAGTCTGTAGAGCTTAATGTTTCTTGTAAAGAGTGCAATAACCAGCAGCCGCATGTTCTTGAGTTCAATGCCATCAAACCTCCGGTTGTTCCTAAAAAGAATAAGAACATTATTCAGATCACAGACAGCATTAAGATCAAGATGAAGTATCCTTCTTACATTGACCTGATAGATATGACTCAGAATCCTGACACTATGTCTGAAAATGAAAAGACTATGTCAAACATCTTTAGTGCGTGTATCTCATGCATTGACTACATTATGGTTGGAGACGATGAGAAGATTGACATCTCTGAGTACTCATATGAAGAGATGGTTGAGTTCCTTGAGCAGTTCACAACGTCTCAGTTCAATCTTCTCAAAGAGTTTGTAGCGAGTGTACCAAACCTTGAGCATACTATCGAGTGGAAGTGCTCGTCATGTGGACATGAAAACAGTGTCAGCATGAGAGGTACAACCGATTTTTTTCAATAAGTCTTTCCCATAATAATATGATTAATTTTTTTAAAACCAATTTTCATCTAATGCAACACCATAAATATTCATTAAGCGAGATTGAAAATATGGTACCTTGGGAAAGAGACATCTATATCATGCTGCTGAACGACTACCTTGAACAAGAACTAGACAGGCAACGGCAAAGAAGATAACAGATGGCTATTACTTTAGAAGACATTGCTGAACAGTTAAAATCAAATAACACTGAGAACATCGATGCTACTCGAGAATCTACCAGTGCGATTGTTGGCTCGTTCAACTCTAATTTTGCAGTCTTAGTCTCTGCAGTAAAAGGTGACAGGCTAGACGCTCTTGAAAATCAAAGAGAAGCTGAACGTCGCAGCAGGCTTTCTGCTGGAGGAATCTTAGGGGTTGCAGGGAGCCAGCCTGAAGCTGGCGGCAGCAGATTAGGTGGATTCGGTGGACTGTTCGGTGGATTGGGCATGGGCCTAGGAGGACTAGGCGCCGGCGCCGGTCTTCTTGCTGGAGGAGTAGGTGTAGGCGCCGGCGCAGCTTTA